ACGATCAGTTATTGGACTTAGTGAAGTCTAAAGATGGTCAGGTTGATTGGATCATGTTACCTGCTCGTACATTGCGTAACTACAAAGCCTTGGTTAGGGCTTTAGGCGGTATCACTGAGACTATGGCTTTCACTATGCCTAACGGTACAACTCGTAACGTGTCAGTGTACGAAGGTATCCCAATGTTCCAAAACGACTACCTGTCTATTGCTGAGACTGCTAACGGTGCGGCTTTAACGGGTGGTGCTTTGGCTTCGGTTTATGCTGGATGTTGGGATGATGGAAGCAACAAAGTGGGTGTGGCAATGATTCATCCAATGGGCGTGCCTGCTGGTATTGCTATCGAAACCGTCGGTGTGGCTGAGACGAAAGACGAGGTGATCACTCGTGTTAAATCTTACTCGAACTTTGCAAGCTTTAACCGCAAAGGCGTAGCCCGTTTAACGAGCATAAATAATTAGTCAATAAACGATGCCCATTCCTAGCGAGTGGGCATTTCTTAAACATCTAATTAGAGGATTATCATGCCTGAACTAAGTATCAGAGTACCCAGTACCGCTTCAACCTTATCCGTTGCTATTTCAGGCACGTCCGCACAATCGCCCGCTCTGGTTAATATAACAGGTGCAGATATAAACGATGCCGCTGTGGTGATGTCTACCGTTGATTGCTTCGTGATTTACGGTTCTAATCCAACAGCAACGACTTCATGTATGCCTTTAATCGCTAACGTGCAATATCGGCTTTATGGCTGGAACGCGGGTGAAAAAATGGCGTTCATTACAGCCGGTAGCGCTGGCACAGTTTATATTACTCCGAGCGCGTAATGTTACAGCTTGGCATTAGAGGGCTTGGTATTGCTCGCTTTAAGTTCAACCCTATCTCGTGGTTCTCAAAAGGCGAACCCGGTGCATGGTACGACCCCAGTGATTTTCAACCCAACTGGCGCAGGAATCTGCTGACTTATAGTCAGGCTATTGGTGGAACTAATTGGGCAAAGCTTACAACAACGCCAACAGTAGATTTTACTGTAGCACCCGATGGAACTACAACAGCAAGTGTTTTGGTAGGATCATCTGGTACATCAAGATGTTATACCTCTTTTGGATGTCCAGTTGTTGGCACTAATACGTTTACATTTTCAGTCTATTTACGATCTGAAAGTGATTTAACAGCAAGAATAGGTATTGGATCTGTAGGCGTTCGGGAAATAGCCACACTAAGTGTTCCTGTAACTACACAATGGAAAAGATTTGAATTAACAACAACTGGAACATCTATTGATGTAGGTGCAGCATTAAGTTCAGTTTATTGTTCTGACGGAATAAGTGGGAATACAATTTACGCCTGGGGAGCACAACTCGAACAGTCCTCCTCAGCATCAACTTATCAGAAGATCACTGACGGCATACAAGACTACTACACTGTTCAACCGCAACCTGTACTATTCCAAGACTCCGCAGGTACTACACCTGTAACAGCAGTCGAACAGCCAGTAGGTCTGATGCTCGATAAGAGTCGGGGCTTGGTGCTGGGTGCTGAGTTGGTGACTAATGGTGATTTTGCAACTGATACTGGGTGGAATAAAGGTGTAGGTGTAACTATTTCTGGGGGTAAAATAAATTATGTTGGCTTTACAACTTTAACAACCCCAACAGTTCCAATAACTATTTTAGCGGAAACTTGGTATAGATTAGTTATAACTGGGTTTGCTTATATATCAGGTGGAATAACCTGCACTTTTGGAGGAACATCAACTGGTTTTTCTGGAAATGTTAATATTTTATTGAAAACCACTACAACTGCTTCTTTAGTTTTAAATAGCGCTGCTTTCGAGGGTTCTATTGGTAGTATAACTATCAAGCAAATCGCAGGAAACCACGCCTTCCAAGGCGACAGCACATCTACACCAGCTAAACGTCCGATGCTAAGTTCAAGAGTGAATCTATTAACTAAGACTGAGGATTTTAGTGATGCTTCTTGGGCGAAGACATCAATATCAGTTGCAGAAAACAATATAATAACTTCTACTTCGACAAATGCTTATTTACTACAAACGCTCCCTGCGTATTCTTCAATTATAAGTTTTAAGCTTTTATGTAAAATAAAAAAAACCGTAGAAAGCATAACATTTCCAATGTTAGCGTTAAATCTAACGGGTGGAACAACAACTTATGGACAAGTAATTTTAGATACAAATACTGGGCTTACTCAACCAAGACCCTCTTTAGCAGGTAATCTTCCTGTAAATATATCATCAGTTGATAAAGGATCTTATTGGGAGGTAAGTTACAGTTTAGAAAGCAGAACTGGGAATATAGCCGGAAACTTTACAATTTACCCTGCGGCTAGTTCTGACGGCTCAACATTTAATCCGGCATTAACCGGCTCAGTGACAGTTTACGGAGCAGACCTACGCCCCACAAACGCAGGCGCACTGCTACCACCGTATCAACGAGTCAACACCGCTTCAGACTACGACACAGTAGGTTTCCCGCTATATCTCAAGGCTAACGGCACAAGTAGCGCGATGTCGACTAACAGCATTGACTTTACGTCTACGGATAAGATGACTGTGGTGACGGGGGTGCGGAAGTTGAGTGATGCTGTTCTAGCTTTAGTGACAGAATTAGGAGTTGGGCCTCCAACCGGCTCTTTTTGGATAGCAGCACCACAAACAGTAAATGTTGGTGCATACAATGTTTCAAGCACAGGAAGCACTTTTGTAGCAGTAGGAGTTACAGGTTATGTTTCGCCAATAAATAATATTGTTACATGCCAAGCATCTATTTCAACGCCATTAGTAGTATTACGAGTAAATGGTAACCAAGGTGCAATAAGTTCTGCAACACAAGGCTCAGGCAACTTCGGTAACTACCCACTCTATCTATTCTCAAGAGGAGGCACTCAATATTTCCTCAACGGTCAATTCTACGGAGCAATCATTCGTGGGGCACAATCAGACACCGCATCAGTGACTCAAACTGAACAATACATGGCAACTAAAACAGGAATCACATTCTAATGGCGAACTTTACAGCAAGTACGATTATAGTTTTAGCAGAAGACAGACTCAAAGCTCAGGCTGTCTCTAGCGATCAGTATTTCAACGCAGAAGCTTCAAGTGATGGTCTAGCTCCGGCTACGCATTACTTTATGAGTGGACCTTTCAGCAATGAGGAGGTTGATGCCATTGTCAATACAGTCTGGCCTAAGTGGGTGAGGAGTGACGATTGGCAGGGTGCGTTGGCAGGGTTGGGCTTGGTGCAGGTTGTACCCGTTATCCCGGAAGCTGATCCAAGTGTTGTGTTGACTGTTCCTGAGGCCGCCTAGTGGCATTGGTCACTGAAACCGGCACAGGTAGCAACACCAGCGAGAGCTTTTGCAGTGTAGCGGATGCGTTAGCCTATTTCACAGCACGAGGAAATACCGTCTGGCTGGCATTAACGACAGCACAACAAGAAGTCGCGCTTAGAAAATCTACTGATTACATGGAGGCGGTTTACTCACAGCGTTGGGCAGGCACACGCACGACTTCAACACAGGCGCTGTCATGGCCTCGGTATAACGTATTTGTTAATGGCTATTTCACGTCTAGTTCAGCCATACCGAAACTTGTTATTTCTGCCTGTGCTGAATTAGCGTTAAGGGCATCAGCCGGTGAATTATTGAGTGATTCGACACAACAAAAGACCCGAACCAAGGTGGACGTGATCGAGGTTGAATTTGATAAATACTCACCACAGTCTACGCAGTATCTAGCGATCACCGCCATGCTTCAGCCCTACTTTGAATTAGCATCCAGCCTTGAGCGTAAGGTCGTCAGGTGAGCTTTTACGCTGATATGGCATTGGTAGCAGACAACACCCTGGCAGACTTGGGGCAAATGGTCACGCTCACCACAAAGTCAGTGGGTGCTTACAATCCAGCAACCGGCAACGCAGCCGTTACGGTATCAACGCAACAGGTTAAAGCTGTCGTGTTTCCGCGAGGCACTAAAGACATTGACGGGACGCTGATACAACAAGGCGACCAGAAGTTATTACTCAGCATGGTAGGGGCAACAGCACCACACCTTGATGATACTGTAACGATAGGCGCTACAACCTACACGATTACTTTTATCAAGCTACTCGCACCGGCAGGCGTTAATGTGCTGTGTGAGTGCAATATTAGAGGTGTGTGATGGCGGGTAACTTTGCATTGGATATATCACGTTTCGTTAATCGCACTCATAGCAATGTGGATCTGGTTACTAAGAAAGTGGTGCTTGATATTGCTCGGTCAGTGATTAGAAAGTCACCCGTAGACACTGGGAGATTCAAAGGTAACTGGCAGTACGGAACGGCACAAATGCCCACAGGTGTATTAGATATTTATGATGCGGGTGGGCGTGGTACAGAAGCGCATATAGCGGGACAGATACCACAGCAGGCATCTGGCAAGATTCACTATATTGTCAATAATTTACCTTATTCAATACGACTTGAAAATGGTTGGTCATCACAAGCACCGTCAGGAATGATTGGCTTGACCATATCAGAATATCAAGGGATTGTGCGTCGTGCAGCTCAGGAGGTTAATCCATGAGTATTTCCGCTATTCGTAGCACTCTGGAATCAGCGCTTGACGGCATGGTACTGGGTTTAGCAACCGCGTGGCAAAACGTACCCTTTATTCCCGTAGCGGGTATACCTTATCAGCGGGCAACCTTGTTACTGGCAGAACCCGACAATAGGGAGTTTGGTGCAAGCTTTCAGGAGCAGGGCTTTTTGCAAGTCGATTTATGTTACCCGCAATCGGTAGGCTCTAACGCGGTTGAAGCTAGGGCAGAACTATTGAGGACTACTTTTAAACGCGGTACTACGATTGGCAGCTTAATGATTACAGCTACACCTGAAATAAAACCAGCTTACAACGACGGTGATCGTTATGTCGTTCCCGTCCGCATAAGATTTCACACTTACATTTCGGTATAAATAAATGAGCGTATCTACAATATTGCTACATGAGAGTATAATACGTCTAGCAAAAGGCATGATCTCCGCATGGGAGAAATGGCTTCAAGATTCAAAAAAATGATTTAAACTTTTAAACACTACAAGCTCGCTTCAAACCACGCCACAAGCCTCGTTTGTTAATTGCCACCTTGAAATTCATCAATAGGATTTTAAAATGGCAATTGCACAAGGCATCAACAAAGTCGTTGCGATCAAAAAGCAAACAGGTTTAGGCGTTCCAGCTTCGGGCGCCTCCGCGATTGCTTTAAGACGCGAACAATCAACTACCAACCTCAAAAAAGAAACTTACGCAAACAACGAGATTGCAACACATCAGCAATCAACCGGTAAGACTCACGGCACACGCTCAGTAGACACCTCGCTAAATGGCGTGTTATCAACTGGTACTTACTCGTCTGTTATCGGTTCAATCTTGCGTCGTGACTTTGCAGCAGTAACAGCATTAGCCTCGCAGACGCTAACTTTCGCAGGTGCCGCAGGTGCTTGGACAGCGACAGGTACAGGTTTTCTAACGGGTGGTCTTAAAGTCGGTGGCGTGTTCCGGGTCACTACAGGTTCAGCGACTGGTAACAACGGACGTAACTTCTTAATCACCTCAGTCACTGCCACAGTCATTACTTTCATTGCTTTAGATGGCGCAAGCGTAACAGCAGGCTCAAGTACTACCTGTGTAATTACTTTAACCGGGAAGCGTACTTATGTGCCTGAGACTGGACACACTAAAGATTACTATACGCTGGAAGAATGGTATGGCGACTTAACTGTTTCCCAAACTTACACAGACATTATGTTTGGCAAGTTGGACATCGGTTTACCGGCTACTGGTAACGCCACCATTGCTGTCACTGGTATGGGCTTAGATCGTCCAGTATCAACAGGTGTTCGTGTATTCACATCGCCGACTGAATCAAGCACTAACCCCATTGCAGCAGTAAATGGCGTGCTTATTGTTAATGGTGTCAAAGTCACTAACATTACTGGGCTGACAATCTCGATTGATGGTAAAGCCGCAAGCATGGGCGCAGTTGTTGGTGCTAACGTCTCACCTGACATTCAACGTGGTGCAATCGAAGTATCTGGAAGTTTCACTGCATTATTTGATGCAATGACATTATCTGATTTATTCAACGCTGCAACCCAAATAGCTTTAGTCGCTGTCATCACTGACGGCTCTGCTGCTACTGCTGACTTCTTCACTATCACTTTGCCTAGCATCACCTTAGACGGTGATTCTAAAGACGATGGCGACAAAGGCATTGTCGGTACTTATCCTTTCACCGCTAGAATTTGCGACCCTGCTATTGGTGGCGCTGCTTTAGCATACGACCGCACTATCATTTCAATTCAAGATTCGGAGTAATACAACATGGAATTATCGGCACTAGATTTAAGCGCAACTTCTGAACAAGGTTACGAGTTTGAATTTATCCCCGATGCAACCGGCATTGGTGAGGGATTTTTTATCACCGTACTCGGAAAGCACGCGGATACTGTCAAAGAGTGGACGCGAAAGGCGGTTAACAACATGCGAGATCGTGAGCGTATGTTGGCAAAAAAAGGCAAAGACGACTACCGCAAGGTGGAAGAAGATGAAGCCTTTGGCGTACAACTAGCGGCAACTACCATTATTGGCTGGAAAGGCTTAAATGATGGCGGTAAGCCGGTGGAGTTTTCTAAAGAAATGGCGCTGCATATTTGCAAAGTAAATCCTGAAGTCCGTGACCAGGTAAGTGCAGCGTCGGATCTAATGTCAAATTTTACTAAAAATAAGGTATAATAATCAAGAAGGTATAGTGTTTTTCGGCGCTATACCTTCTCTAATCAACCGAACTATTAGGAGTTCAAATGACTGCAAGTATTGTACCAAAAACAAAGCATTTTACAACTGGGATGATGTTATCCGAAAGATTAGAAGTTAGGTCTGAATTTGTCACCGAAAGCGGCTGCCAAATATGGACGGGGGCTGCTAATAGAAGGGGATACGGGATAATCAGAACTGAAAAGGTAAACCAGTATACGCATAGAGCTGCGTATGAACTTATAAATGGAAAAATTCCAGAAGGTAAAATGGTTTGTCATTCTTGCGATAATCCATCTTGTATAAATCCTAATCATTTATTCTTAGGAGATTATGTAATAAACATGATTGATAAAATAAACAAGAATAGGCATAGCAAAGGAATTACAGCGGCAGCAGCAAAGCTAACTAATAATGATGTAATGAATATTCGTATAGATGATTCAATTCAATCAGTAATTGCTAAAAAATATGGAATTAGTCAACCAGCCGTATCTGCTATAAAAACAAGGCGAAATTGGAATCATTTATAGATGACTTATGTGTTGAATATGATCTTAGAGGATCTGGATTAAATGGATATATATATTTCTATTTAAATAAAGATGCAAAAGATTTAATAAAAGAAACATCAATTTTTAAAAAAAATTATGGCTCTGTTATTTATTCATCCATTGATATTGGTGAAGAAAAAGACATAGAAATAGCAGCTAAATGTATTGATAAATGGGATGGAATAGATGAAAAATTCTCATTTGAAAGGGCGTTAATATTATGTGCTGTTAATCCTGATATTAAGGCTGAAATATTAAAAAAAGCTTTATGGCTCTATGCTGATTACCAAGAGCAAGTAACAGAGTTATTGTTATTTGCTGAGCATGAACTGACATTAAGCGAAAAACAGGGGGATGGCGTGTCATTACGTCATCACCTTGAGGCTTTACAACGAAATACGGGAGTAACGCCAGAACAACTAATCGCAGTGCCTTTTCCGGAGACACTCGAATTTATCTGGCGTGATTTTCTCGAACTGAACGACGCACGAACGAGCAACGGGTATACCGTTAACCCAATAAGTTATTTAGAACTTGACGCATGGAACCGCTTAATGAATAAACAAGTGACAGCGCAAGAAATAAGCATTATGAAACAGTTAGACGCTGTTTTTATGAATCATTATCAAAAACAACAGGCGGCTACAAAATGACGATGGATATTGCAACGCTTGGCATTAGAGTTGACGCAACAGAAGCACGTCTTGCGGCTGTTGAGCTTGATAGACTGGGCGCGGCAGGTGGGCGTACCGCAACGGCTATGACTAACGCAGAACGGGCAGCCGCTACAATGGGCGTCCGCATGTCTAGCCTTAATTCTGTAGTTGGAGCTTTTGGCGTAACGCTTGGCTTGGTTGGGGTGGTGTCATTCGCTAAAAATTCAATCATGCTGGCTGATAAAATGACTTTATTAGACAGTCGAATAAAAATAGCCACCAGCAGTACGAGCGACTATAAGTCTGCTAATGAAGCACTAACAAAAATATCAATAGCTACCGGCTCTAGCTTGGAATCAAACATCATCATGTTTGGGCGCTTAAATAAGTCAGTTGAAAGCGCAGGTGGCTCTTACCGAACAACGCTCGACATGGTTAAAACCTTAAATCAGGGTTTAAAAATATCAGGCGCAAGCACAGGAGAAGCTAAATCTGTGATGGTGCAATTATCCCAAGCGCTTTCTTCCGGCGTATTGCGAGGCGATGAGTTTAACTCAGTCATGGAGAATGGCTCGCGTATTGTTGACGCTTTAACGAAAGCCACCGGAAAAACAAAAGGCGAGTTGAGAGACATGGCACACGAGGGTAAGTTAACCTCCGCTGTCGTTATCAATGCGCTTCATTCACAGGCTGAAGCGATTGCCTCAGACTTTAAAAAAATACCCCTTACCATAGGTGCAGCTTTAGAAAACATTAGTACATCATGGTCTCGATATACTCAAGACGTTAACAGTGCAACCGGCACAACGGGAGCATTTGCTGAATCGCTGAACGCAATTTCTACCAATTTAACGCCCATAATCGAGAGCATTTTAGCGCTTGGTAAGATAGCCGCTACCGTTTTTGTTGCACAAATGGCGGGCAGTATCGCCACTTACATTACTGCTAAGCAAGCCGCTATTGCTATTGAATCAGCACACACAGCCGCTATTTCGCAAAACTTACAAGTTAATATTGCACGAGCAGAAGCAACACTAGCATCAACAGCTGCTCAAGCTAACGCAGGCATAGCAACACAAGCATCATTAGTCGCAGAACGCGCTTTAGTTGTTGAACGCTTACAGCAAATCACTACATCTATTGCACAAACTCAAGCAACAATAGCGGCAACATCTGCAACCATTCAAAGCACCTCAGTGCTTTATTTGAATCGCCAAGCTACACAAGCATTGGCAATTTCAGAGCAGGAAAGAGCAGTAATTATTACTGAATTAGCCGTACTGGGTAGACAACAAGCCGCTGTGTCAGCACAAGTCGCCATTGCTCAAGAAGCCCAAGCCGCTGCCACCGCTGGGCTATCAATTGCACAAGATGCCGCTATTGCATCGTCGGTAGGATTGGCAGCAAGCTTTAAGCTACTGTTAAACCCGCTCAATTTATTAAACGTAGGCTTTGCCGCGCTGATAGGTTGGGAATTTGGCACATGGTTGAGATCGTTTGAAACGGTAAGAAATGGAGCAACAGCCGCTATAGGTGCAATAGCCACAGCGCTTGAGAATGTGACTTATGGCTGGGATAGGTTAATGTTAACTATCTCAAGAGCGAGCGAAAGTGACGTTAACAACCTATCGGCTAAGCATGTGGCTGCTTTATCTGCCATTAATACCAATATTATGTCCGGCATTGAAACCGGCTTAGAGTCTGCAAAAGTAACGGCAACACAAGATCAGGCATTAAAAGCGCTAGTTGACACTCAAAACAAAGACGAAGCTGCCAAAAAAGCCGCTGAAAAAGCAGCTAAGGAAGCCGCTAAAGCACAAGACGATATCACTAAAGGCTCACTCAAGGAAATTGATTCATTAAGCGATAAGCATAAAAAAATGACGCTATCAGAGCGCGATTATTATGCTCAGTCTGATGCTATAAAAAACATGACTCCGGCACAAAAAGCATGGGCTATGGCGCAATGGGATGTTAATAACGCGCAGGAAGTGCAAAACAAAGGTATTGATTATGCAAAAAGTAAATTATCAGAATTAAAAGATAAGTATGAAGTATTAACGCTTTCGGCACGCGATTATTTAGCAGCAACAATGCTAGCTAACAAAGTACCAGAGGCAGAGCAAAAAAAGGTTCTTACTCAGTTCGACAAAAATACAGGGGCGGCAGCAGAAAAAGAAAAAGCGAACGCATTAAAAAAATCCCACGAAGATGCAACTAATGCGCTGCAAAAATACAATGACACTATCGACTCAACAGGTCAAAAAACACAGGATTTAAGCTCTATAAATTCAGCTATTTTTGATGGGGCGCTAGGTGGAATTAATACCTTAGTTGGGGCATTAGGAACAATGTCCGATGCTTTGGGAAATAACTCAAAAGAAATGGAACGACTTAATGCTGAGAAAGATAAAATTTCAAAGTATCAGCCTGATATGGACAAAGATAACTATATCAAAGATTTAAAATTAAAAACTGATGCCGCTAAAAAGAATAATAAAGAAATTTCAGATCTTGAAAAAAAGAGCTTAAACGATGCGCTGAATGGAACAAGACAAACCGCAGCAGCAGCCGCAAAAATGTTTGGAGAAAAGACTGTTGCAGCAAAAGCCTTTCACGCTATAGAAAATGGAATTGCTGTAGCTCAAATGGCTATGAAAGTTAAAGACATGGCTATCTCATCAATGGCAACTGTAAAAAGCTTTATTGCTGGCGCGGCTAAGATGTTTGAACAGTCAGGCTGGTTGGGCTTTGCGGGTGTTGCGGCAATGACAGCATTGATGGCAGGCTTGGGCTTTTCAATGTCAGGCGGTAGTGGAGGTGCATCAGAGCCACCAAAGTCAAACGATGGAACCGGCACAGTGCTTGGCGACTCATCAGCTAAATCAGATTCACTGACTCGCACTAATGAACTACTTAAAAACATACACGCATCTGAATACGTTGAATTACGCGGTATTAATTCCGGTGTTAATAATTTAAGTAAATCCATTTTAGAGACTGTTACTAAAGTTTTCCAAGGTGGCGGCTTAAGTCAGGTTACTTTGTCACCAGAAACATTGGGTGGTTTAGGCGCTATCTGGGATAAGGTTACTTTTGCTTTTACTGGACTAGATCCTATTGCTAAATTTGTTGGAAACTTTCTTTTTGGTGGTAAAAAAACTCAGTCTGTTGTGGGTCAAGGTATAGAGACATGGGGAACACCTTTAAACGGTGTTATTGAGGGTGGTAATGTACAGGCCGGTCAGTATGCGGACATTAAAACCCATACATCAGGTGGATTGCTTACAAAAAGCAAAGACAGCTATGCAACCGGCTATCAGGCGGTAGGTGGTGATATTCAAAAAGCATTGAATGATGTTTTTAAAAATGTCGGCACTAACCTAATGGTGGTCGCCAAGTCTTTAGGTAACAACTTAACTGATACGGTTAAGAAAGCGATTATCCCTGCCATGCGAGTCGATTTAATGGGCTTGAGCGGTGAAGATGCCGCTAAGAAATTAAATAACGTCATTGGTGCCACAATGGACACCATGTCAGCAACCATATTCGGAAAGATCGTTGGGCAATATCAACAGCTTGGCGAGGGCATGTTTGAAACAGCGGTGCGTATTGTTGCAGAAGTTGAGATCGTCAAAGATGCTTTTGCACAGTCAGGTAAAGCCATGCCGAAGCTGTCTATTAATGCAATCAGTATGGCTGATGCTTTGGTGCAGGCAGCCGGTGGGCTTGAGGAATTTCAGAAACGCTTTGAGGGTTTTATCGACAAATTCACAACTGACCCAGAAAAACAGACCCGTACCAGAAAATATTTACAGGGTGCGTTTCGAGAAAACAATCTATTTGACGGTAAGCAAATCGGCAGCATGTTAAACAGTCGTGATGCTTACGGAAATAAAGTTGATGCGGCTGCGGCAGATGTTGCCAAGTACGCGGGCGATAAATCAAAAACCGGCATGGCAAAAGAAAAAAGAGCCGTCGAAAGATATTCGTTGCTACTTGAAATGGCGCCCAAGGTTGACGAATTTATCAGCTACAACGAAAAGGTCACTAAAGACACGCTCGACATGGATATTAAGCTTGCTCAGTCTAGGGGTGATGGCTTAGAAGTCAGTAGACTTGTACTTAAATCACATGAAGCAGAGTTGAAGCTATTGCCAGAGAAATTGAGAATCACTCAGCAATTAATCTGGAATCAGGAGACAGCCAACAAGCAAGCTTCGCTAGACCTCACACTAATGAAAGCTCAAGGACGCACAGTCGAAGCTTTAGCTATCTCAAGACAGAAAGAGTTGGACGCGATGGAGCCAAGTCTGCAAGCGACTCAAATAGCGATTAACTATCAAGAGGACTTGAATAAGTGGCAAGCGCTCGATATTAAGCTAATGGAAGTGCAAGGGCTATCTTATGAAGCTTTGACTGTCAAAAGAAATAAAGAACTGGAAGGCATGGACGTAACTTCGCAATGGTATCAAAGGCAAATCAACGCTCAAGAGGACTTGAACAAACAACAATCATTAAGCGTTAAATTAATGGAGTTGTCGGGCAATAAAGCGGGTGCTTTAGCTATTCAACGTAAAAAAGAATTGGACGCTCTCGACCCAACTTCGCAAGCCATACAGCGCCAAATTTACGCAATGGAAGATTTAAACACCGCAATGGACAAAGCCACCAGCGATGTCACCAGCGCTATGTCTCGACTAACTGAGTTGTCGGGCAAGCTAAAATCAACGCTGTCATCAACTGCGATTGAAACAAACGCGAGCCTGAAAGCGGACAGAGCCAATGCTTTGGCGTTACTAAAAAGCACGCTGATTATCGCTAAGATGGGCGGTGCAATCGATAATATTGCAGGTATGGATAAAGCCCTTGCTGATGTAGCAAAACCTAGTGAGCAT